TTGGCTCTTACGATAAGGTTATCCGTGAGACTACGCCTCAGACCATTTATGTCCGCAGCACTCTGAACCAGGACGATATCGAGGACATCACCGACTTCAGCTACGTTGACTTCCAGTACAAGATCGACCGTATGCAGATGAACACCGAGATTGCTCGCGCTATTCTGATTGGTGACGGCCGTGTTCTCGGCAGCCCTGATAAGATCAAGGAAGATAAGATTCGCCCGATCTGGACTGATGAGGATGTCTACACGATTCATAAGGTCCTGAAGCTGGACGCCAATGCCAATGGTTCCAACACCGCTGCAAACTTCGGCAATAGCTTCCGTTATGCTGAGGCTGTCGAAGAGCTTCTGCTTGATGCGAAGATCGACTACCGTGGCTCTGGTTCTCTCGCCATGTATTGCACGCAGCAGTTCTGGAACAAGATGATCCTGGCTCGTGATCTGAACGGCCGCCGCATCTACAGCAATAAAAATGAGCTTATGACGGCTCTTGATGTGAACTCTGTCCATGCTGTTCCTGAGTTCCAGAATAAGACCCGCACTGTTGACGGTAAGACCTATCGTCTGCTGGCCATCCTTGGCAACCTGAAGGACTACACCTTTGGTTCTGTAAAGAATGGCGAGATTACGCACAGGACCCAGTTTGATATCGACTTTAACCAGCAGAAGTCCCTTCTGGAGACTCGTGGTTGCGGTGCAGTTACGAAGCTTTATTCCTTCATCGTTATCGAGGAAGAGGTCACTGCCAATAGCGGCAGCAATACAAACCCTTAATTGACCCGACTACCGATACCGATCCTGAGTATGTGGAGTTCACCGGCTCTGCTTTTGAACCTGGCGTAACGTATTACGAAAAGTCTGGCGATGAGTACGTAGAGACGGCCGATACGGAAATGGACGACACTAAGACTTACTATACGAAGGCTTAATTCCTGATACAAAGGATTGTAGTCGGGTCCAATAGGTATAAAAATCAAAATGGAAGGGAAGTGACGAGAAATGGCGAAATACGTCGGTAAGATTGGCTTTTTAAAAGATGAACCGGAATCAGAAACAAGACCTAGCCGGTATGTTCCTATTATGGAGGAGCGTCTTTATACTGGCGATCTTCTGAAGAGGTCTGTCCGACAATTAAGTTCTGAAAAGCCGGTTGACGACTTTAATTTAAGTAATGATATTTCTATTGTTGCTGATCCGTATGCCTTGAATCATTTTTCTTCTATTAAATATGCTGAGTTTATGGGTACTCTATGGGAAGTTACAAGTGCTACTGTAGAGTACCCTCGTATCAGAATCTCTTTTGGAGGTGTCTATAATGGCCCAACAGCAGCCGATTCAGAATAAGCAAAGAGACAAGCTGGATCGAGAACTGAGAGAGATTCAGATGAAATGCTTAGGCTATCAAAACACATACTTTGAGCCAACTGAGAAAACACGACTTAAGTATGACGCGATAGTTTATAAGCATGATGGCTTGGATACAAAAAGAGCGAATAATCGTTCTTATTTTATCAGAAATGGTTGGCAAGTGACCTGTATCAGTCGAGATCCTGAAACGACTGTTCCAAGAGCAATTCAGGAACATTTTGAACTGTGCAGTCCTGGCCGGCCTTTTGTTTCGGAAAATTTATATCATTTTCCATTTACTATTTACTATTAAATAGGAGGAATAAACCTATGGCAGCACTTGTATGGGATGCTATTGGCGAAAGACTTTATGAAACCGGTACTAAGAAGGGTGTTCTTTATCCTCAGGTTGCGGGCGCTTATCCCCAGGGTGTGGCTTGGAACGGTCTGACTGCCGTTACCGAGTCTCCTGATGGTGCAGAACCTACTGACCTGTGGGCTGATGACATCAAATACCTTTCCATTCGTTCTGCTGAGAACTACAAGGGTACGATTGAGGCCTATACTTTCCCGGATGAGTTTGCAGCTTGCGATGGCTCTGCTACTCTGATGGCTGGCGTTACGATCGGTCAGCAGCCCAGGAAGCCCTTTGGTTTTAGCTGGGTGACTACCGTCGGTAACGACACTGATTATGATGATTTCGGTTACAAGATTCATCTGGTTTGGAATGCTACTGCTTCTCCGTCTGAGAAAAGCTATCAGACCATCAATGACTCTCCTGAGGCTATTACCTTTAGCTGGGAGCTTGACACTACTCCGATCAATGTGGCTGGCCATAAGCCCGCTGCTCATATGGAGATCGATTCCACGAAGTTCAAGACTGAGGAAGAGAAGGCTAAGCTTAAGGCTCTTGAGAATGTTCTCTGGGGCGCTGATGCGACTGCGGGCCATGGCAATGTTGGCGATGACGATTATGTTGCTCCTACTGAGGCTATTGTTGCGCATCTTCCCACTCCCGATGATGTTGTTTACATTCTTGAGCATGGCCAGGAGCGCGCCGCATAATTTCACATAAAACTTATAAAAGAGCGTATTCAGTTAGGCTGGCGCTCTTTTTATATTAAAAACATGAGAAGGAGAAACTAAAAATGATTAAGAAAAATATTAAATTTAAAGATTTTGATGGTACTGAAGGTAATATTGATGCTTTCTTCAATCTTACAAAGACTGAATGTATAGATCTTAATTTGCAGTATGAAGACAAGGGTGGCCTTATTGGCTATCTGAAAGAGCTTCTTGCAAACCGTACTGAGCAAGGCGAAATTCGGCAGAAGCCTGCGGTTGACTTTGTAAGAAAAATCGTAGAAATGGCATATGGCGTAAGACCTAAAGAAGATCCGACACTGTTTCTGAAGGAAGACGATAACGGCCGGAAATATGTACAGCGTTTTAAGCAGTCGGCTGCTTATGATGCTTTTGTTTTTTCTCTTCTTTCTGGTGAGGAATCTTTAGATGCATTTGTCGAAGGCATCATGCCTGAGATCAGCCCTGAACAGAAGAAAGAAGCTGAGAATATGATGAAAAAAGAAGGCCTTACTAATCTCATTGAGATGAAGCCACTTGATGCTTAAAAGAAATGCCGATTACAGTTACCTTTCCCGGAAGGGAGCTGTATGATCAGCAAACTGGGAAATTTATTACAACACAGACTACCACGGTTACTCTGGAACACTCACTGATCAGTGTGTCGAAATGGGAATCAAAATGGAAGAGAAGCTATTTCATAAAAGAACCCATGACGATAGAACAGAGTATCGATTATATAGCTTGCATGTGTCTCACAAAGAATATAGATCCTAATATATTTAGGACTATGTCTGCTGAGACTGCAAAAGAAATATCGGATTATATATCTGATCCGATGACTGCAACTACAATTACACATCGAAATAAAAGACCATCAAGAGAAATCATTACAAGCGAAGTTATATATTTTTGGATGTGTAATTATGGAATACCTTTTGATCCATGTCAAAAATGGCACTTGAATCGTCTGATGACTTTGCTCGAAGTAGCAGCTGCAAAAGAATCAGGAGATAAAAAAATGCCCAGAAAAGAGATGCTGCAACAAAGGTCTCTTTTAAATGCGCAAAGAAAAGCAAAGTATAACACAAGAGGGTAAAGGAGAATTTGTCATGATTCAGTGTACTGTAAAAGGCGATTTTAAAAAGTCTTATAGCTTCTTAAGGCGCATTATGAAGCTGGATTTTGACAAATTACTTAAAAAATACGGAGAAGAAGGCGTTGAAGCTTTAGCCTCCGTAACACCAGTTCGAACTGGTAAAACTGCTGCTTCCTGGGGGTACCGTATAGAAAGGTCCCCTGGGAAGATCAGCATAATCTGGACAAATTCCAATATTGTAGATCAGATTCCTGTAGTGATCATTTTGGATTATGGCCATGGAACCGCAAATGGCGGTTACGTCGAGGGACGACACTTCATTTCACCTGCCATTCGGCCGGTTTTTGACAAAATTGCAGATGCGGCCTGGAAGGAGGTTTATGAGAAGAAATGAGTATGAATTCGAATAGAACCGTTGAAGAACGCGTAGTGGAAATGCGCATTGATAACTCGAAATTTGAGAGTGGCGCAAATAAAACAATAGGCATTCTTGAGCGATTAGATAAAGCACTTCACTTGCATACTGAAACGGATGAGATTGACAAATTAACAAAAGCTGTTGGAAAATTTGATGCTTCTCCTATGACAAGCGGATTAGATAGTATACAGCGTCATTTCTCAGCGCTTGAAATAGTCGGTATGCGAGTGATCAGCAATTTAACTGACAGCGTCTATAATTTTACAACAAAAACAATAAAAGATTTGACGATCGATCAGGTTGCTCAGGGCTGGGATAAATATGCTGAAAAGACCAGCGCTGTACAAACGATCATGGCGGCAACCAGAAAAGACATAGGTACCCTATATGCTGATGAAGCTGATCAAATGGCCGCCGTCAATGAACAGATGGAAAAGCTTAACTGGTTTACCGATGAAACTTCTTATAGCTTTCTTGACATGGTGAACAACATTGGTAAGTTCACTTCTCAGAACATTGGTCTTGAGGAGTCTGTTACGGCGATGCAGGGTATTTCTACCTGGGCAGCCATTTCCGGTGCAAATGTTCAGGAAGCCGGCCGAGCAATGTACAACCTTTCTCAGGCGATGGGCACCGGTTCGGTCAAGCTTATAGATTGGAAATCGATTGAAAACGCTAATATGGCGACGGCCGAGTTCAAAG